TTATCCCTCGTTGTGCATAGGCTCCCAGACCGGAACGACGTGCGCCGTGCGGTGCTCGTAGTCCACGAGCACGGTGCGGATGAGCTGCCGTAGGGTGGCGCGCTTCGTCTCGATCGGGAGCGTGTCCCAGTCCGCGAGGGCCTCGCGCGCGATCGCCGACGGGTCGTCCGGGACGTGGAGCACGAGCCGCTCGGCCTCGGCGAGCCCGCGCTCGAGCTCGGCCCGTCGCGCGAGGATCTCGTCCCGGGTCGTCACGTACGCGGCCTCGGGCACGAGCCCGGATGCGAGGTGTCCGGTGAGGGCGGTGAGTTGCGCGTCGAGCGCGGTGATCTCGCGAGCGATGCGCTGGGACTCGCGGTGCGCGTCGTCGCGGCGGGCCGCGGCGCGCGGCACCTTGTTCTCGACGTCGGCGGCGACCTGGTGCAGCCAGTCCATGACGACGGGCTCGACGAAGCGCAGGCTGATGTTCCAGGGCCCGTGCCCTTCCGGCTTGCCGAGGCTGCTGCACCGGTAACACGACCACGGCGATCGGGTGCGTCCCGTGCGGGGCCGGCCTTCCTTGTCCTGCGTGAACCCGAGCATCGGCTCCCCGCACGGGCAGTGCGCGATACCGGAGAGCAGGTAGCGGCGCTTGACCTGCCGCTCCCCCGCGCGCCGCTCGCGCTCGCGCCGGTAAGCCTCCCAGGTGGCGACGTCGATGATGCCGTCGTGCGCGCCCGGGAGCGTCTGCCCGTGGTACGCGATGAGGCCGGCGTGGATCGGAGAGTCCAGGCACTGCGTGATCGTCGAGAAGTACCACTCCTTCGCGTGCATCGGGCGCACGCCGGACCCGTTGAACCAGTCGGCGAGGTCCCGGTTCCCGGCGCCGGCAAGGTAGCGGCGGTACGCCTCGACGATGTACGGGGCCGTCTCGGGGTCGGGCCTGACCGCGCCGTCGACCCACCGCCACCCCCAGGGCAGCTTCCCGCCGGGCGGGAGGCCGCGCGCGACCCGGGAGGTGTGGACCTCCTTCCACTGCTCGCTGATCCGCTCGGACTCGAACGCGGCGAGCTCGGTCATGACGCCGCGTGCGAACCGGCCTGCGGCGGTCGCGGTGTCGTTGGGTTCGGTGGCGGACTCGATGCGGCCGCCGGCGACGTCGACGCGGTCGGCGGCGATCGCCCAGTCCTTGCGGTTGCGGGACAGGCGGGACCAGCGCCACAGGACGATGACGTCAGCGTCTCGGCTCTCGATCATCTCCATGACGCGCTGCACGGCGGGCCGGTTCCAGGTGCGCCCGGAGATCCCCGGGTCCTTTTCGACGGCGACGATCTGGTACCCGTGCCGAGCCGCGTAGTCGCGGCACGCGGTCTCCTGCAGCTCGAGGCTGATGGACTCCTCGCGGTACGTGGACTGGCGTAGATAGGCGACCGCGCGGGGCGGGGTGTCAGGGACGGGTGCGAGCGCGCGACGACGGCTCACGGGCACGTGGCCCCATCAACGAGCGTCGCCTCGAACGCGCCCTCCTCAAGCCCAGTCTGCGCGGCGCCCAGGGTGCCGATCGCGAACTTTCCGTTCGCTTGCCGGTTGTCTGCGCTGACCGTGGCACCGGTCGAGCAGTTGATCTGGACGAAGTAGCCGCCTTCAGCGGTCTGAGCCTCCTGCAGCTTCGTCACGATCGCGCGAGCGTCGTCGGGTGTGAGCGTCTGGGAAACGAGTACCTGGTAGACGTCGCCATCGAGTGTGCTCGAGAACTCGACGCCTGCCGTCTCGCTCCCCGGCGAGGCACCCATGAACAGGCTGATGCCTGCTCCGCCGCGCACATCATCCCCGGCTGCGGGGTACGTCTGCACGACGGGTGCTTCTGCTGCTTCGTTGGCCGCCATGTCTCCGCTGCGATCCATGGCGACGAACCGCACCTCGACGGCCAAATCGGCAAGTTCGTCGGCTGCGGCGCTGCCGGTAAGTCCGACGACGTCGGGCATCGTCGGGGACGCGCTTGGCTGTTGGGCGTCCGTGGAGGCGGACAGCTCTTCCGATGGAGTCGACCCGGGCGAAGAGGGCTGACCCGAACACCCCGCGACCACCATCATTGCGGCCATGAGGAGGGCCGTGGCGTGGATCGGGCGGACCTTCATCGGGACCTTCTTTCGCTACACGGCGCGCAGGTGCCTGCGCACGGACGGCTGTTGGTAGGTGGCGCGCCAGAGCTCGACGTACCGCGCCGGTACGCCGAGCTCCTTCGCGATCGCGCCGGGGTGCTCGCCGACGATGCGCTCGGCGTACGCGTAGTCGTCGACCTTGATGAGCAGGTGGGCGGCGATGACGTCGGCCTCCCGCTCTCGGCGTTCATGGATGACGGGGTCGTCGGTCCAGGGGTGGTCGTGGTGGGCGTGCCCGATCTCGTGCGCGAGCGTGAGCCGCTGCCGGTACGGAGACTTGCGGGGGTTCACCTTGATGAGCCCGTTCGAGTACTCGCCGTTGCGCCGGCCGAGGTCGACGAGCTTGATGCCCCACCCGTGCCTCATCGCGTAGTCGATCAGGTCCTGCACGCCACCACCCCCGCGCCCGTTACGGCTCTTGCTGCTGCGCTTCGATCTCTTCGTCGAGCGCGGGGTCGTCCTCGAAGGCGACGGCGCGCTCGTCGCTGACCGTAGCGCGTTCTTCGAACAGTTGTTCGACCGGCGCGCCGTTGTCGCGCTTCATCGGGATTACGACGCCGGGCCCATCGGACGCCTGGCGGTCGCGCGCGCCGCGCTCGAAGCGGCGCGCGATCTCGGCGAGCAGCTCGCCGTCGGAGGCGCTCGCGAGGCGCGGCCCTTCGGCGTCGCCGCGATCGAGCCACTGGGCGAGCGCGGACTCGACGGCGCTCGCTCGGTTCATGGGGACGGTGTCGCCGCGCTCCCAGTTCCCGACGGTTCGAAGGCTCACTCCCACGCGCTGCGCGAGCTCGCCCTGGGTCATGCCTGCGCGCTCCCTGGCCGCGCGGATCTCTCTTCCGTTCATCACGGCTGCACTCTCCTAGGCAATTTTGGGCAACGCAAGGCAGCGTAAACCGCCTTACGGACCCAAATCCAGGGCAAGACGCGCGCGGATCGCTGCCCATCGTGGCTGGTCAGAGGGCGATTTCCACTAGTTGCCCATCTCTGCTTGACGTTGTTGCCTGCACTTGCCTATGGTCTTCCCATGCACCAGCGATTCACCCACGGCCCGGCAGTCCGGGCGATCCGAGAGGCCCTCGGGATCAAGCACGGGGTGTTCGCGCAGGACGTCGGCATCAGCGCCGGCTACCTCACGAACATCGAGAAGGGCGCGAAGCAGCCCTCCGCCACCGTGCGGGTCGCGATCGCCAAGCGCCTCGGCGTCAACGTCGACGACATCACGTACGTCGTCACCGCTGAGGCCACGAGCACGAGGGCCGCGTGATGGACACCGTCGTCATGCCGCGCGAGGAGGCCCTCACCAGGGCCGCGGCCTGCATCGCCGAGGGGCGGCGGGTCCGCGACTCACTCCCCGTCGCCGAGGCAGCTCGCCGCGCGCACCACGCGGGCGGCCCGTCCATGACCGAGCTCGAGGAGCTCATCCGCGCCCAGCGCGCGCACTCCCTTCCGCGGGTCGCCTGACCCCGGACACAGCGAAGGCCGGCCCCGCGCCAACGAGTACCGGCCTTCACCTTCAACGAACAGGAGCAGTGTCCCATGAGCAACCCCACGAACCGCGGCCGCCGCATCGCCGTCGTACCCGCCGCGCCGCGCCCGACCGGCCGCCCGCGCCTCGCGGACTACGACCACGCCGGTGTGGTCGACCTCGCCCAGTACTACGTCGACCTCGACGCCTGGTACGCGACCGAGCTGGCGATCGCCTGATGGCCGCCGTCACGTACGTCCCACGCCACCGCTCCGACGCGCCGCCCGCGAGCCAGCAGGTGGCGCGCGAGACCGTCGCCGAGATCCGGCTCGGCAACGGCCAGCCGAACGTGGTCCGCGCCCGCCGCGGCGCGTACGGCGTCCGCTTCGTCGGCCGTGTCGCGGTCCCTCACCCGGACGACCGGCTCCCGCTCGGCCTCGCCGCGACGACCGGGCAGGAGGCCGCGTGATGACGACGCAGCCGAACCACCGTCCCGCCGTCGCGCCCGTGCCGGACATCGTGTTCGCGGAGAACGGCGCGACCGCGATCGCCCCGCCGCCGCAGGCCCGCCGCGGCTTCTCCCAGGCCGGCCTCATGTCCGTCCAGCTCGACCCCGCCCTCCGCGCCGAGTTCGGTGCCGGGGCGCGCCGGGCGGACACCGCCGAGCACGCCGCCCGTGCGCTCGCCGCGTACGTCCGCGCCGTCGAGCTCGGCCAGGACATCAACTCCCACTACGAGGCCGCGGTCGCCGCCGCGCACGCCTGGACGGAGGTGACCTCGTGAGGGGCGGGATGAGCGACTACTCGCTCGGGCTCGCCCAGGACCGGTGGGACGACCCGATATGCGACCGGTGCGGCGACCTCACCGACACCCTGTCCCCCGACGGCCTGTGCGACGCATGCGTCCTCGCGACCCAGTGCAACTGGTGCGGGACCGTCACCAGCGACCTGGACGCGTGGGGGTTGTGCACGGCCTGCGTCGACGAGGACCTCGACGCCGTCGCGGGCGCACCCACCCCGGCCGGGGTCGCTGTCGTGCTCGCCACCGTCGTCGTCCTCCTCGTCGGGGGCGTGCTCGTGGCGTGGCAGGCGCGCCCGTTCGACGGCGCCCACCTCATCCTCGCGCCCGGACTGATCCTCGCCGGGGCCGGGCTGCTCGCCCGGTTCGTGTGGGTGGCGCACCACCGCGAGGAGGTGCGCCGTGGCTGACCGCCCCTGCACCCACGGGTGGCCCGCGTGCGGGCGCACCCCGACGCGCCGGTACATGAACGCGCACCTGTGCGCCGAGCACGCCCCGCGCGTGCCGCGCCCGCCGGTCGGCACGACCGCGGCCGAGCTGCGCGCGACCCCGCGGAGGGCCGCCTGATGGCCGCCGTCGACCTCGACGAGTACGTGCACCTCACCAAGGGCGGCGTCTGGCCGCCGCTCGCGGCGCGCCGCCTCGGCGTGACGCTCTCCGGCGTCGAGAAGGCCGCACGCCGCCAGGGGCGGGACGACCTCGCACGCGAGGTCACCGCCGTCATCAGCCACGAGCGCCGCCAGTCCGGGCACTGGACCGCGCAGACCGAGCGAAGGAACGCAGCATGACCGACACGACGAACGACGACCTCGACGTCGTCGCGCTCGAGCAGCTCGTGCTCGAGGACACGAAGCTTGCCGAGGACGAGGACCGCATCAAGGCGCGCCGTGCCACCATCCGCTCCGTCCTCGCCCGCCACCTCGACGCCGGGACGACCGACCTCGCCGACCACAAGGTCATCGTGTCCACGCCGTCGCGCCTGGACGCGAAGGCGCTCGGCGAGGCGTTCCCGGTCGCCCGGCACCCGGAGCTGTACAAGCCGGCGCTCGACACGACGGCGGTGCGGCACCACCTGTCCCCCGCGGTGCTCGAGCAGTACACGCGGTCCGGTTCGACGACGGTCACGATCCGATGAGGTGCGGTGACTGCGGGATCGCGATGATCGCCCGCCGTCCCGGCCACCCCGTCCCGGACGGGTTCCGGCCGCACATGGCCCGCGGGCTGTGCACGCGCTGCTACCACCAGCGCAAGAGGGCGGGCACGCTCGAGAAGGTGCCGCGCACGCGCGGCGTCGAGACCACCTCCACCGTCATGGCGGGGTCGTGCCGGGCGTGCGGGAAGGCCACCTACCCGCGCGGCACCGCTCCCGCGGCCCGCCCGGTCGGCGCCGTGCAGGCGGGCGCCCGCGGGATGTGCGGGGCGTGCTACCAGCGCGCCGGGGCGAACGGGACACTCGCGACGTTCCCCGTGGACGGCGTGCTCGCCGGCATGGACCAGGCGCAGCGCACCGCCGAGTCCCTCGCGCTCCTCCCGCTCGACGGCCCGACCCGCCGGAGCGCGGCACTGCAGGTGTGCGGGCGCGCGACCGACATCGACGACGCGCGCGACCTTCTGACGCAGCTGGGCCTGCTCGACGTGCCCGCGCTGCTCCGGGAGGCGTCGTGACGGCGCTCGCCGCGCTCGAGCGCGGCTACGCGTTCCAGACGCTCGTCGCCGCGGCCCGCCTCGAGCACGACGACCCCGACGACCACGACGTCGAGCCGGACGCCCCGGAGCCGGGCGGCGACCCCGGGCCCATGCCCACCCCACCGACACCACCAAGGAGAACGAGCGTGCCCGACGCCGTGACGACCGACGCCGACTGCTCGTGCGTCTGCTCGCACCTGTTCCACGCGGAGTGCGACGACGTGTGCACGTGGCACACGCTCCGGCTCTCGTTCATCGAGACGCTGGGCCGCTGGGTCGCGGACGCCGTCGCGACCGAGGCCGTCGACGAGGGCCTCATGCCGCTCGTCATGACGCACCCGCGCGCCGTGGAGGCGGGGACGGAGAAGCCGGGCGGCGTGATCTGCGACGAGCGGGAGCGGATCGCCCAGGCCATCGAGGACCTCCCGACGACGTGGCCCAACGGCGTCAAGCACAGCGCCGCCTGGATGCGCCTCGAGGCCGCCGACGTCGCACGAGCGGCGGCGGCCGCGTGACCGCCCCGGCCCCGATCGCGCCCGCACCGCACGACCCGGCCGCGTTCGAGTACTCCACGCTCCCCCCGCGCACACAGACGTTCGACGGCACCACCGTCGACGTCGCCGCCGGGCAGCTGCGCGGCGTCATCGAGCACGCCATCACCCACTCCCCCCGGTCGTTGCAGAAGCGCATCGGGCCGTCCGAGATCGGCACCCCCTGCGACCACTGCCTCGCCGCGAAGCTCGCCGGCTGGTCGCAGACCGACGACGGGGTCGCGTGGCTCCCGTTCGTCGGCACCGCGGTGCACGCCGAGCTCGAGCGGCTCATCACCGACCACGAGGTCAACCGGAACGCGCTGCACACGACGGGGACGCGGTGGCTGTGCGAGCACCGCGTCACCGTCGGGCAGATCGGTGGCGTCGACATCACCGGGTCCACGGACCTGTTCGACACCGCCGCCGGCGCGACGTTCGACTGGAAGGTCGTCGGCGAGTCCACGCTCCGCAAGGCGCGCACGCATGGCCCGTCGCAGACGTACCGGGTGCAGGCGCACCTGTACGGCCGCGGGTGGGTCGCCGCCGGGCACGACGTGCGCACGGTCGCGATCTGGTACCTGCCGCGGAACGACGCGAACGGCATCGACCGGGGCACCTGTGGTCCGAGCCGTACGACGAGCAGATCGCCGTCGACGCCCTCGACCGCGCCAACCGCCTTCACGCGAACCTCGCCGCGCTCGAGTCCATCTCGACCGCGGCCCGGGACGCGTGGATCACGCAGCAGCCGCGCGCCACCGGGTGCTGGGACTGCTCGCGCTACCCCGACGGGCACGGGCTCACGAAGCCCGGGCACCGGCCCCCGGCGGACACCCTCGCCGGGCTCATCCCCTGACCACCCACCCACGCCATCACGGCACGACACACCCGGAGAAGAAGATGACCACGACCCCGAACGCCAACGACGTACTGATGGGCGGCGGCGGTGCCCCGTCCGCGAAGTTCGCCAACCCCGGCGACAGCATCCGCGGCCGCATCGTCGCACCCCCGCAGGCCTACCAGGAGCGCGACTACGTCAAGGACAAGCCAGGCGGCGGCGACCTCAAGTTCTACCCGTCCGGCGACCCGATCATGTCCGTCTACGTCGACGTCCACACCGACCTGCACGACCCGTCCATCGAGGACGACGACGGCACCCGCCGCGTCTACATCGAGGGCCGCTACCTCAAGGCCGACGTGCGCAACGCCGTCCGCGCCGCCGGCGCGGCCGGGCTCGAGGTCGGCGGCACCCTCGAACTCACGTTCACGCACCGCGAGGACCCCGACGACAAGCGGTCCCGGAAGTTCTGGCAGGCGAAGTACATCCCGGCCGGGAACGCCGCGCTCATGGCCCCGGAGGTCGGCGGGCAGCCCACCGCCCCCGCGACACCCCCGCCGTCGGCCCCGGCCGCGCAGCCCGCGTCCGCACCCGTCCCGACGGCCCCCGCGGCGGCGCCGGCGCAGCAGCCGGCCGACCTCGCGCGGCAGCTCTTCGCCGTCGGGCTCGACGACGCCCAGGTCGCCGGGGCTACCGGTCTGGACGCGGCGGTCGTCGCCGCGCTCCGCACCGCCGCCTGACCGGCGGCGCCCCGCCCACGCAGGCCGTGCGGCCCGTTCGAGACGGGCGCGGGGACCACCTGTCCAGCAGCACCCACGACGACTACAGGAACAAGGACCAGATGCTCGCGACGCAGCCCGCACCCAGACCGATCCCGATTAGCCACAGGTCACGCCGGGCGCGATCCAGCGACTTCTGGGGAAGGCTCCACGCCGCCAAGATCATGTCGCTGCTGTCGCCCAGGGTCGGCAGGTCGTGGTCCCGCTCAGCAATCTTGGCCGCGCGCGCGGCGGCCTCCTCGCGTGCGCCCGCGAAGATCCCCCACAGCCCCATGAACGGAAGTACCGCCGCCGCCACGTACAACACGATCACGAAGATCAGCCACATGGCTGGAGGCTACCGGTGAGCGCCCACGCCGTCCTCGACGCAGCGCTCGAACTCCACGCCGCCGGCTACTCCGTCCTCCCGATCCGCGCCGACGGCTCCAAAGCCCCCGCCGTCGCCTGGAAGCCGTACATCACGCAGCGCGCCGACGAGGCGCAGGTACGCGCCTGGTTCGACGGCACCGACCACGGGCTCGCCGTCGTCCAGGGCGCCGTCTCCGGCCGCGCCGAACTCGTCGAGCTCGAGGGCCGCGCCGTCGACCACCTGCCCGACCTCGCCGCCCTCGCGCGAGACACCGGCCTCGGCGACCTGTGGGCGCGGCTCGGCGCCGGGTGGGTCGAGCGCTCCCCCTCCGGCGGCTTCCACTGGCACTACCACCTCACCGACGACGACACCGTCCCCGGCAACGCCAAGCTCGCGCGCCGCCCGTCCACGCCCGACGAGCTCGAGGCCGCACCCGGTGCACGCGTGCAGGTCCTCGCCGAGACCCGCGGCGAGGGTGGGTACGTCGTCGTCGCGCCGACGCCCGGCACACACCACCCGTCCGGGCATCCGTGGGTGCGGCTCGTCGGCGGCCCCGCCACCGCCCCAGTGCTCACCCGCGACGAGCGCGACGCGTTCCACGCCCTCCTGCGCACCCTCGACGCCCAGGATTCCGCGGCGGAGACCACGGCGAGCGCGCCCGTCGCACCGCACGACCCCACCGCCGGCATCACCCCCGGCGACGACTACGAGAACAAGACGGACTGGGCCGACATCCTCATCCCCCACGGCTGGACCCTGTCCCACACCCGCGGGCGCACCCGGTACTGGATCCGCCCCGGGAAGATGCACGGCCAGGGGCTGTCCGCCACCACCGGGCGCGCCGATGACCGCGACCGCCTCTACGTCTTCACCTCCAGCACCGAGTTCGAGCAGGAGGTCCCGTACACGAAGCTCGGCGCCCTCGCCGTCCTCGAGCATGGCGGGGACCACGCCGCCGCCGCGAAGGCCCTGCACGACCGCGGGTTCGGGCAGCGCGCCACCGCGCCGCGCGAGCGCGCCCTCCCGGACGGCCCGCCCCCCGGCGGGGACCTCGCCGGCCTCATCGCGCCCACCGACGGCGCCACCGCCCTCGCACCCGCCCCGACCCCCGCCGTGCGCCCGCAACTGCACGTCGTCGAGCCCACCACCTACTCCGAGACCGACGACGGCAACGCGCTGCGCCTCGTGGACGCCCACCACCCCACCATCCGGTACGTCCCCCAGCGCAACGCCTGGGTCACGTGGGACGGCGCACGGTGGCGGTGGGACGACGCCGGGCACGTCACCGAGCTCGCCCGCACGATCGCACGGGACCTGCCCGACGACGACAAGCAGGCCGACCGGCACAAGCGCGCCTCCCTGTCCAAGCGCGGCATCGAGTCCATGGTCGCCCTTGCCCGCTCCGACCGGCGCACCGTCACCCACCTGCGCGACCTCGACGCCCGCCCCTACGAGCTCAACACCCCAGCCGGCGTCATCAACCTCCGCACCGGCACCCTCACCCCACCCGACCCCGCCGCCCTGCACACCCGCACCACCACCGTCGCCCCAGACATGGACGCACCCCACCCCCGGTGGGACGCCTTCCTCGCCGACACGTTCGCCGGCGACCCCGCCATGACGACGTACGTGCAGCGCCTCCTCGGCGTATCCCTCGTCGGCGTCATCCTGGAGCAGCTCCTCCCGTTCGCGCACGGCGTCGGCGCGAACGGCAAGACGACCCTCGCCGGGACCGTGCAGCGCATCGTCGGCGTCGGCGACGACGGGTACTCCCTCAACGCCCCCGCCGAGCTGCTCCTCGCCACCCGCAACGCCGCCCACCCCACCGAGATCGCGCGCCTCGCCGGCGCACGCCTCGTGTTCACGTCCGAGCTCGAGGACGGGCAGGCGTTCGCCGAGGCCAAGGTCAAGATGCTCACCGGCAAGGACACGATCAGCGGCCGGTTCATGGGCAAGGACTGGTTCTCGTTCACGCCCACGCACTCACTGTGGCTCCTCGCGAACCCGAAGCCCGAGGTGCGCACCGGCGGCCCCGCGTTCTGGCGCCGCGTCCGCCTCCTCGGGTTCGAGCACATCGTCCCCAAGGAGAAGCGCATCGCCGACCTCGAGGACCGCCTCGTCGACGAAGAAGGCCCCGCGATCCTCGCCTGGCTCGTGCGCGGCGCCGCCGACTACTTCGCGCACGGCCTCGACACCCCGGCGTCCGTCCTCGCCGCGACCGACGCGTACGAGCGCGACACCGACACCGTGTCCCGGTTTGTCGAAGACCGGTGCGAGACCGGCGACCCGAACGCCCAGCACATGCAAGCCAAGGTCGCCGCCGTCCGCGCCGCGTACGAGGCCTGGTGCCGGGCCGAGGACGAGAGCCCCGTCACCGCGAAGACGTTCACGCAGCAGCTCGCCGCGAAGTTCGGCGTCCGATCCACGCGGTCGATGTCCGCCAGGTACTACGCCGGCATCCGCGTGACGGATGTGTCATCCGACGCCGACGAACCTGTCACGGGCCAAGGCGCCCTCGATGACCAGGGCGGCTGGTAATGACACACCGCCCGCAAACGTCAGCATCCTCCACGGGACGTGACAGATCACCTGTCATGCATGACAGGTCACAGCCACCCACCTGTCATGCCAAGACCATGACGCATCGGTACCGCATTTGCGCAGGTCATGACACGTATGACAAGAGGAATCGACCCACGCAGAACCCTGCCCATGACAGGTATGACAGGAGTTCTGAGTTCACAGCCATATGCGCGGGTGCGCGCACACGCGCATCGGTCACCGACATGTCCGAGCGTGTCATGTGTCATGGGGGTCCGTCGTGACCGTCCTCTTCGACCTCCCCAACGACGTCGACCAGACCACCCGGCGCGACCTCTCCACGCCCCCGTGGCTCACGGCCTACACCACCCGGTCCGGAGACGGCCCCCGCCTCGTCGGCACCCGCGCGATCCCCCGCACCTGCCCATGCGGACGCCTCGTCCTCGTCGGCTACGACGCACCCGTCATCGCCGGCCTCGCCACCGTCGACCCCTACACCGCCACCCCGCAGCTCGAGGCCGCCGCCGTCATCCTCGCCACCGCGACGTACCAGCTCTGGGGCGAACCCGGCCGCTACGAGCTCACCCCCCGGCACATCCCCGGCGTGCGCACCGTCGGCACGAAGCGCCCCGCGAGCGACGTCCCCGTTGTCCTCGCCCACCGGTGCGATTGCCCAACGCTCGCCACCAAACCCCTGCCCGCACCCCACCGGCCCGCCCGCCCGGGCGACGTCGCCCCGTTCTGAGAGGACCCACCGCATGGTCAACCGCCCCAAGAACATCGGCACCGCGGCCGAAACCGCCGTCGTCCGCACCGCACGCACCCGCGGCTTCCCCCACGCCGACCGACTCACCCTCACCGGCAACAAGGACCGCGGCGACATCGGCCTCTGCCCCGGCGTCGTCCTCGAGATCAAGGGCGGCGAGAAGGCCCGCGCCGCCTCCGACCTCGACATCGAACGCTGGCTCACCGAGACAGAGACCGAACGCGAACACGCCAACGCCCACGTCGCCTTCCTCGTCACCCAGCGCCGCGGCGTCGGCTACCCCAACGCCCACAGGTGGTGGGCCTGGTGGCGCCTCGGCTGGCTCGTCGCCCTCGTCGCCGACGTCCCCTCCAACAGCGTGCCCATCCACCGCAACCTCGTCGTCCGCATGCTCCTCGACGACGCCCTCACCATCATCCGCACCGCCGGCTACGGCCAGCCCCTCACCAACCAGGAGCCCGCAGCATGACCCACCACCCCGACTGGTTCGTCCAGTACGACCGCATCCTCAACACCGAAACCCTCGTCACCGCCATCGCCACCCACCTCGGCATCACCACCCCCGACGTCGGCACAGCGAGCACGCCGGAAGCGGAAGCGCTTGCCTCGGTGCCCGTGAACGCGCGCGGGGACGAGCTCCCGAGCGCGCCGGCCGGCGCGCTAGTCGGCGTCGAGATCGCGTGCGCGTGGTCGGACTACCAGAAGGACCACGGCGTCAGCGGTGACGAGACCGCGCGGGAGCGTGAGCACGCGGCGTTCGTCGCGGGGTGGCAGGCCGCGCGCGGGACGCCCGACGCGCGCGGGCCGCTGCGATGATCGGGAGCGGTCTGAGCGCAGCAGCCGGAGAAGGCGCTTCAGATGTCACCGCCTCGTCGACCGGGCCCGAGGCTGCCTCGTTTCGTCAGCCGCCCTCAGTGACAACCGCGTTCTCCGCCAGGCCGTGCTCGAGCCGTTCGGGACGAAACGTACCTGGCTCACTCAGCCAAACGAGGCAGGCGGACGAGATCTTGACCGCGATTTTGCTCCTCGTCTCGACGTCCTCGTCTTCGAGCACACTGAGGCCCTTCCACAACAGGTTCAATCGGTTCGCTAGGGCCAGCCGGCGCGACCGATGGATCTTCCGTGGAATCCACCGTGGACGACCTTCAAGGAGCATCGTCGCTCGGACAAACGACTTCATCAGGTTCCAGAAGGGGCCCATGTCGGCTGGCCCCTCGGCCTCTTCGATCTTGATCTGGTACCAGACCGCGTCGGAAGCAGCTGCCAGCGAACTAACAGCCTCATCGAGCCGTTGGCGCTGCTTTTGCCGCGTATCCCACCACGCCGAGAACGCGAGCGTGACCGCCGCGGCGACGAGGCCGCCGATCCAGCCTTCGAGGCCGACACCGAGATCCATGCGCGGATGCTCCCACGAGCCGGTGACACAACCCGGCCGACGCGCGAAACCGCCACGTGTCGGTTCACGGGCAGTCCGGGCGACGATCCGGGTTCGTGTCGCATTGGCTCACGACGCTGAATACACGATACGCAGAGATGAACTTGCTCTCCTCGAAGGGCTCGAGCTCTGGCTGCCCGGTGACGCCCACCAATGTTGGAGGGAGCCAGATCATCATGCCGTCTTTCGCGTCGATGGCCTCGGGTGTAGCAACTGCGTAGAGACCGTTGATTGCACCCTGCATCTCGTAGCGAGCTTGCTGGACCGTCGTCGAAAGACCGCACTCTTCAGCCCCGGCCGCCTCGCAGTCCCGAGCCTGCTTCACAGCGGTCGCGTACGCATCGGCCGCGCGCAGGAACTCCGTATAGGCGGGGCGCCGGAGGTCGCGGGCCTCTCGCTCGCGTGTCTCCTTGAATGCCTCTGCCTGCCGGTCAGTTTCGGCCGAAATGGCGAGGAAAGTCCCGGACAGTGCAAAGACACCCCCAACAAGCGCGCCAATCAGGCCAGCCCAGAACTCTCGTAGCCCCGCTTTCCGCTCACTCATGACCGGACTGTAGCGGTCCGTAGACACCAAGGGAGCACCGTCATGACCCACCCCGGCACCTGCGCCGCCCACGACTGGACCGCCACCACCACCCACGCCGACGAGGCCCCGACGTTCGCGTGCACCAGCTGCGGTACGAGCACGACCGGGTGCCGCGACTGCGCACGCCCCCTCGACGGCACCGTCCTCCCCATCTGCGTACGCTGCCTCGAGGGCGCGCGCGGCCTGCTGGACGACATCGCCACATACCTCGCCGAGATGACGGACGTCGCGAAGGTCGCCGTCGGGCTCCGCGCCGTCCGGTACGACCTCACTGGCACGCCCTCCGCCGCGAACGCGGCCCGGCTGCCGCACGGCCTGGACGCCGCGTACCGCGAGGACGTCCCCGTGTCGGGCCCGGGGTCGATCCGGACGCGGGGCGGCGCGCTGGACCTGCTCGAGGCGTGGGTGGACGACTGGGCGGAGCGGTGCGGCGACGACGAGGGCGCATGGGACACGCTCGCGTACCTGCGGTCGAAGACGTTGTGGGCCGCCTTGAACCACCCCGCGTGGCACGACTACCTGTCCGAGCTGCGCACCACGCGGGCCGTCGTGCGCCGCCTCGCCGGCCTCGCGCCCGAGCGCGAGCCGGCGCCGTGCGTGCACTGCGGCGGCACGATCGTGCGGGACTGGACGACGTGGGAGGGCCTGTCCGACGTTGCCCGGTGCACTGGATGCGGGACGACGTGGGGGTCGCGCGTGCACCTCGCGCTCACGGAGCGGTGGCACGTGCGTGCGCTGCCGGCGGAGCGGCCCGATGCGTTGGTGACGGCGGAGCAGGCGCGCGCGATCTGGCCGAACCTGAAGCGGAACACGCTGAACCAGTGGATCAGCCGACGCCTCCTCGAGCCCGTCGACCGCGACGAGCGTGGACGGCCGAGATTCATCCTGGCCGACGTGGCCGCGCGGGTGGGAGCATCGGTCGCATGATGTTCGCTGGCCTGATCCTCATGATCATCGGCGGCATCATGGGCGCCTCGCTCAGCGGGCGCGGGGCCAAGGAGGTCTCGGGACGCTACGTCGCGGTGACGTTTTTAGCGATCGTGGTCGGATTCAACCTGATCTTCTGGACCTCCGACTTCCTTGATCTCTCCACCGGGGAGAAGGTCTTCGGCACGATCATCTCGCCATTCGTCGTTCTACTTGGACTTGCAGTCGGTCCGGGAGGCCACCACCGATGAGGTCGTAGTATCCTGTCACCGCGTCGAGGTTCTCGCGCGCCTCGAACCCACAACGACCGCCCGGTCGCGCACACCGCTCCCGGGCGGTCCGGTCGTATACGCCCAGCCTCGTCGACGAGCCCGCGACCCCTCACACCCGAGCGCGGTGAGCCCGACCCTGCAGGGACCCACGTCCCCGGTACGCTCCGGCTCGTGAACCCCTTCCCGATCGACGTGATCATCGCGCCGAACGACCCCAACGGCTGGGACATCGCGACGGCCATCGGTACCGTTGGCGCCGTCGTCGTCGCTCTCGTCCTCGGACTGGTCGAGCAAACACGAGCCGGAAGGCGCCAGAAGGATGAGCTCGCTCGGCTCGAAGCCGAGCGCGACGAAGAGCGTGAGGGGCGTCGCCAGGCCGAGGAGGCCGAGTCGCGCCGACACGCCGAGGAACACGCCCGGCAGGTCGCCATCTGGGGGAAGCGATGGGCCGCTGCCACACGGACTGAGCCTGGTGGCGTCACACATGAGGCGACCTTCGCCAACTACTCGCGCTGGCCCGTCTTCGATTTGTACTTCGGCCTCATCTGGACTGACGACGGTAGGTTTCAACAGGTCGCTGGCCGGGACATCCTGATGCCCGGTGAGGAACGGAACATGATGTCCGGTACCGCGATCGTGGAGACACACAGCCGACAATCGGTCATCGCCCTTCACTTTCGCGACCTGAACGGGCGCTGGTGGTTTCGGACCGAGAGCGGCGAGTTGTATTCGGCGGTTCGATACCCGGAGCTACTTCCTTGCGCAGTCCCTGAGCTGATCCGCCCCACTCAGTAGGGCCGACCCCGGCGAGGCAGGTGAACGCATGCCCGCCCCCCGGTACACGCCCGACGAAGACGCTCTCCTACGCGAACGCCTCACCGCTGGCGTCTCCCAGCGTGCGGTCGCGGAGGAGCTCGGGCGCACGCCGGGGTCGGTGGCGTCCCGGGCGCACAAGCTCGGCATCCGGTCTGACCGCACCCAGACCGTCGCAGCGACGCAGGCGGTCATCGTGGACGCGAAGGCACGCCGCGCCGGGCTCGAGGTCGCGCTGCTCGAGGACGCGGAACGGCTGCGGTCGCAGCTGTGGCAGCCGCACACCTACTTCGATTGGGGCGGCAAGGACCACGACTTCGACGAGCACACGACCCCGGAGCCGACGCCGTCGGACAAGCTGAAGCTCGTGCAGGCCGCGGGTGCCGCGATCGACCGGGCGCTCAAGCTCGCCCTGCACGACGCGGACGGTGGACACACCGAGGCCGTCGGGATGCTCGACGGAATCGCCGCCGCGATCCGTGAGGCCGCGGACCGGATGCCGGCGCAGGACGAGTCGTGACCGCCGTCGTCGTCACCCAGGCCGTCATCGCCGCCGTCCTCGCCGGCCTCTCCCCCAGGCAGGTCTGGTCGATCGCGCGCGCGACCGCGCGCGTCAACCTGTGGACCGGGTCCATCCGGTCCGGCAAGACGATCGCGTCCCTGCTCGCGTGGCTGATCTTCGTGGCGCACGCGCCGCGCGGCGGCGAGCTCGTCGTCGTCGGCCGCACCCGAGAGTCGATCGCGCGCAACGTGTTCGGCCCGCTCAAGGACCCGTCGCTGTTCGGGCTGCTCGCCCGGCACGTGTCGTACACGGCCGGCGCGCCGACCGCGGTCATCCTCGGCCGCACCGTCCACGTTCTCGGCGCGTCCGACTCTCGCGCCGAAGCCGTGCTCCGCGGCCTGACCGTCGCCGGCGCGTACGTCGACGAAGCGACCCTCGTCGCGGAAGCGTTCTGGACGCAGCTCATCGGCCGCACGTCCGTGCCCGGGGCGCGCCTGTTCGCGACGACGAACCCGGACGGGCCCGCGCACTGGCTGCGCAAGCAGGTCATCCTGCGCGCGACCGAGCTCGGCTACAAGATCTTCCGGTTCCGCCTCGCCGACAACACGCACCTCGACCCCGCGTACGTCGCGCAGATCACCCGCGAGTACGTCGGCCTCTGGTACCGCCGCTTCATCCTCGGCGACTGGGTCCAGGCCGCTGGCGCCGTGTACGAGCAGTGGGACCCCGACCGGCACGTCATGCCCGCGGGCGAGCTGCCGGCCATGGACCGGGTGTTGGCGCTCGGCGTGGACTACGGCGACGTGCACGCCTCGCGCGGGTACCTGCTCGGCATCGGCCCGGACACACGGGACGGTCACGGCGGCGAGGACCGGCTGTACGTGCTGGACGAGTGGCGGCCGGGGCACATGACCGTCGGGGAGCACTCGACGGACCTGCGCACGTGGCTCGCGGCCCGGCCGGTGGAGGCGTGGCGCGCCCCGGAGTGGGTGCCGGTCGACTCCGCGGCCGCGTCGTTTCGGCACCAGCTGTTCCACGACGGCGTGCCCGGCGTGACGAACGCGCACAAGGCCGTCCTGCCCGGCATCCAGACGGTCGCGTCCCTGCTCGCCGTCGACCGCCTCGTCGTATCGGATGCCTGCACGGAGCTGGTCGACAAGATCCCCGGGTACGTGTGGGACGACAAGGCGACGAAGCGCGGCGAGACGGCCCCGGTGAAGGCGGACGACGACGAGGTAGACGCGCTCCGGTACGCGATCTACACGACCCGCCTGTCCTGGCGGGAGACCATCCCGATCGCCCCCGCCATGGACGGTGCGCCCGGCGACGACACCGACTGAGAGGAGGCCTGTCGTGCCGCTGCCCACCGCACGTGACCTCGCCTGGCCACCGAAGCAGCTCGCCGAGATCACGCCCGTCCTCGAGACGTGGTCGGCCTGGTACGAGGGCACCCCCGACGCGCTCGTCCGCGCCTACGGCGGCAACACCAGCGCATTCACGGAGCCGTCGACCCGGCCCGCGCAGCGCCGCGGCGGCGTCGTCGGAGCCCTCGCTCGGTTCTGGTGGGGCCGCCCCATCGACGACGCGTCGCAGCGCCGCGACCAGCTGCACGTCCCGGTCGCCGCCGATCTCGCGCGCGTGTCCGCGGACCTGCTGTATGCCGAGCCGCCGACCCTCACGCTCGCGGCCGACGCCGCGCAGGAGCGTCAGGACGCGCAGGCGGGTGGTGAGACGCAGACGCGGGAGCCGTCGGTCACGCAGCAGCGCCTGGACGAGTACGTCGACGACGGGTTCCACACGGTGCTCGCCACGGGCGCGGAGATCGGCGCGATCCTCGGTGGCCGGTACCAGCGCGTCACGTGGGACCCCGCGGTCATCGGCAAGCCGTTCCTCACGACCGTGGACGCGGACGCCGCGCTTCCGGAGTTCCGGTGGGGGTGTCTGGTCGCGGTCACCTTCTGGCACGTGGTCGACCGACAGGGCGGCACCGTGTGGCGTCACCTCGAGCGGCACGAGCTCGACGACGATGGCCGCGGCCTGATCTTCCACGGCCTGTACGAGGGCACGGGCGCGACGCTCGGTGTGCAGCGCGAGCTGACCGCGCACCCGGCGACTGAGCCGCTGGCGGCTCAGGTCGACGACCAGGGCGCGCTCGTGACCGGGCGCACGCCGGGCCTGTGCGTGGAGTACATCCCGAACCAGCTGCCGCAGCGGCGGTGGCGCAAGGACCCGATCGGGCGCAACCTCGGCCGGTCCGACCTCGACGGTGTCGAGCAGCTCATGGACGCCCTGGACGAGGCGTACTCGTCGCTGTGGCGCGACATCCGCCTCGCGAAGGGCCGCATCGTCGTCGCCTCGCAGCTCCTCGAGTCCTCGGGCCCCGGGCAGGGCGCCGAGTTCAACCTCGACCGCGAGGTGTACGAGGCCGTGAAGGGCATGGCACCCGAGAACGGCGCCCTGCCGATCACACCGAACCAGTTCGAGATCCGCGTCGACGAGCACCTGCGGGCGTGCGACGACGCGACGGCGCGCATCATCTCGACGGCCGGCTACTCCGCGCAGACCCTGTCCGACGGGGTCGAGGGCGGGCAGATGACCGCGACCGAGGTGCACGCGCGGGAGCGGCGGTCGTACTCGACGCGGGACCGGAAGATCCGTGCGGAGCGGCCCGCGATCGCGCGCCTCGCGGAGAAGATGCTCACGATCGACGCCGAGGTGTTCGGCACGCGCGGTCTCGAGCCGGGAGTGGTGCACGTCGAGTTCGGCGAGACGGTGCAGGACGGGCTGATCACCCTCGCGTCGACGGCGCAGCTGCTGTCGGCGGCGCGGGCGGCGTCGACGCAGACGAAGGTCGAGATGGTGCACCCGGACTGGTCGCCGGACCAGGTGAAGGCCGAGGTCGGGCGGATCCTCGCGGAGGATGCCGGCGAGGTCCTCGCGTCGCCGGACGACGTGCCGCCGGCAGCTCAGGCCGATCCGACGAAGGTGAAGGCGCAGTTCGACGCGCTCGGTGTCGGCGTCCGTGCCGGTGTCGACCCGGATGACGCCGCGGACCGTGTCGGCCTGGACGGCGTCCGGTTCACGGGCGCGGTGCCGACGTCGCTGCGCCTGCCCGAGTCCGACGCCGCGTCGCTCGAGCAGGCGTAGGCGTGTCGGTCTGACCTGGGAGGCTGGTTCGCGTGCCGATCGACCCCGGGTTCGGTGAGCGCCTCGCGCGGCGCGTCGCCGAGCTGTTCGCCGAGGCGGAGCTCGCCGTGCTGCGCCGGCTCGCGTCCGCGCTCGCGCGCGGCGTCGACGAACCGACGTGGGCGACGTCCCGGCTGACGGAACTGGAGTGGGTGCGCGCGCAGATCGCGCGTGACCTCGCGAGCCTGGACGAGCAGGCCGCGGCCGCCGTCGGGCAGGTGATCGGTCAGGCGTACACGGCCGGGCGCGCGCTCGCCGTGCGCGACCTGGACGGGCTGGGCCTCGAGGTCGTGATGCCGCCGGCGACGCTGCGCGCGGTGGAGGCGATCGCCGCCGAGACCGCCGACCGCGTCGGGCCGTGGGCGCCGCGCATCCTCCGCGCCGCACAGGACGTCTACCAGCGCACCGTGGCGGACGCGTCGGCGACCGTGCTGCTCGGGACGCAGACACGGCGCGAGGCCGCGCAGCAGGTCCTGGACCGGCTGACGGAGCGTGGTGTCGGGACCTTCCGGGACCGGTCGGGGCGCCGGTGGGCGCTGGAGTCGTACGTCGAGATGGCCGTACGCACCGGCGCGGGGAAGGCGGCGGTCGACGGGCACACGACGCAGCTCGTCGCCGCCGGCGTAGACCTCGTCGTGGTGTCGGACGCACCCAGGGAGTGCCCGCTGTGTCGCCCGTGGGAGGGCAAGGTCCTGTCAATCACGGGCGGCGTCACCGGCGCCGTCGACGTGCCGTCCACGACCGGTGACGGCACGGTGTCCGTGCGGGTCGCGGGGACGGTGGACGAGGCGCGCGCGGCGGGCTTCCAGCACCCGAACTGCCGACACACCCTGTCCGCGTACCTGCCCGGCGCGACGCGCGTCCCCGCCGCGAGGAGCGAGCAGGCCGGGTATGAGGATCAGCAGCGGCAGCGCGCGATCGAGCGCGGGATCCGGAAGTGGAGGCTGCGCGAGGCCGCGGCCCTGGACGACGAGGCCGCGGCCCGCGCGCGGGCGAAGGTCCGGGAGTGGCAGGGCACGATGCGCGAGCACCTGGCCGAGCACCCGGCGTTGAAGCGGCAGACCGCTCGGGAGCAGGTCGATCGCGCCCGCTAGCTCACCAGACCGTCGGGCCGCCGGCGTCCTCCTTGTCCTGGTCATCGCCGTCGTCCAAGTCGACGACGTGCCTTCCCTCGATTGCCAGCCAAGTTCCAGGCGCAAGCGTGAGCGCAGAGCGAGGGGTGTCGGAGTCGCGGTTCTGATCGTCAGTCCAGTACGCAGCGTGGAGCACCCCCGCGTTGTCCGTGTGAACACGCCAGCGGTTCTTCTCCTTCGCGCCCTTCGGAACTTCCTCGAACAGCGTGACGAAGGCGTCCGGGGTCTCGATGGTGCAGACACCGATGCCGAAAACGCTCCTCACCTTCTCCGGATCACTAGTGCGCTTCGCTCCAGCCCCGTCCGCGATGTAGATCTCAGCAAGCTTCTGCTCTGTCACGACGCCTTGCTCCCCTCTTGCCGTCGCGCCGGGTGCGCGCCGGTAGGCCGCCGAACCTAGCGGCACCCACCCACACGACCCGGACCCAGGAGGCCCAGTCATGACCACCGAGACCACCAGCACGGACACCGCCACGACCACCGGCCAGGACGCGCAGGCGACCGGGCAGGGCGCGACCAGCACCCAGGTCACCCAGACGTCCACGGGCGACGCGAACGGCGCTCAGAACGCCACCAGCGCGACCGAGACCGAGGCGTCGCCGTGGGACGACCCGACGAAGGCGAAGGCCGAGATCGAGCGCTTGCGCCGGGAGAACGCGTCCGCGCGCACCACCGCGAAGCAGACCGCCGCCGACGAGGCCCGCACCGCGCTCGTGCAGGACCTCGGCAAGGCGCTCGGCCTCGTCAAGGACGGCGACACCGCGCCGACCCCAGAGCAGCTCACCGAGCAGGCTACGGCCGCCCGGGACGAGGCCCGGGTCGCTCGCGTCGAGCTCGCCGTCTACCAGCGCGCCGGCACCCACCAGGGAGACCCGGCCGCGCTCCTCGACTCCCGCGCCTTCCTGGCGAAGGTCGCGGACCTCGACCCCACCGCCGACGACTTCGGCGAAAAGGTCGACACCGCCATCAAGGCGGCCATCGACACCAACCCGAAGCTCAAGGCGGCCCCGGTCCAGGCGTCCGGCCCCTCGAGCGTGGACCACGCCGGCGGGACCGGCGAGGGCGCTGTCACCAAGGAGCAGTTCGCCGCCATGAGCCCGGCGGAGAAGAACGCGCTCTACGTCAAGAACCCGACCCTGTACCGCCAGCTCACCGGCCGCGAGTAGGCCGAGAACGGAGACGCCATCATGGCGCAGACCCTGTCCAGCGACCTGTACCGCCCCGAGGTGTGGGCGGACCTGGCCGCCGAGTCGTTCGTCGGGAAGGCCGTCGTCGCGACGTCGGCCGCGACGGTGAACGACGACACGCTCGTCGGGCAGCCCGGCGACACGATCAACTTCCCGAAGTGGATGACGCTCGGCGAGCTCGACGACCTCGCCGAGGGCACCGCGATCACGCCGGTGAAGCTCACGCAGAAGTCCTCGAAGGCCACCATCAAGGAGGCCGGGAAGGGCGTCGAGATCACCGACAAGGCGAAGCTGACTGGCATCGGCAACGCGCAGGACGAGGCGATCCGCCAGTTCGGCGAGCTCGCCGCACGCAAGGTCGACGCCGACCTCATCACGGCCGCGGTGACCACGATCGCGGGCGGCGTCACGTACGCCGACGGCTCGACCGCGACGGCGTCCGCCCCGCTGTCGCACACGATCGTCGGGTCGGCGACGCTCACGCTCACGTGGGACGCGATCGTCGACGCCATCGGGAAGGCCGAGGACGACTTCGAGCCCGAGGAGTGGGCCGGCCTGTTCATCCGCTCGGAGCAGCGCTCCCAGCTGTGGAAGGACGACGACTTCATCCGCGCCTCGGAGACCTCCGCGGGCGGTGGCGGGTCGGTCGTCGGGCGCGGCTTCCTCGGCACGATCGGCGGTCTGCCCGTCTTCGTGACGAACCGCCTCGCGGCCAACAAGGCCGTCATCCTCAAGCGCAACGCCCTCGGGCTGCTGTGGAAGCGTCGTCCGATCGTCGAGCAGGACCGGGACATCCTGGCCCGCTCCACGATCGTCACGACGAACCTGCACTACGCGACGAAGCGCCTGAACGACAAGGGCGTCATCTACGTCCAGGCGTCGGCGTCCTGATGGGCATCGGGATGCTGCGCCGGCACTACCCGGAACGGAACGTCGCGGCGTTCCCCCACGGCGTGCCGGACGAGTCGTGGAAGGTCGACCAGCTGCGCGCGTTCGCGCGCGCACACAACGTCGACCTCAAGGGCGCGACGAAGAAGGCCGACATCCTGTCCGCCCTCGCCGCCGCCAAGCCGGACCCGGTGCCGTTCGACCCGGGCGAGCACGAGCCGGCCGAGGTGCTCGAGTACCTCACCGGCCTGGACGACACGGACGCCGACGCGCACGACGCCGAGGTGGCCCGGGTCGTCGAGGCCGAGCGGGTCGGGAAGAACCGGGCGGAGGTCCTCGAGCTGATCGAGGGCACGCCGGCCGACTGATCGGTGCCGGGCAGGACGCGCCCCCGTCCTGCCCGGAACCCCCTCGTACCCGTGGTGGGTGCGTCAACACAGGCCCGGCGACGGTCACCCGCACCGTGCTACGACCGTGAAGGCCGTTCGGGGCCGACAACGCCGGGTGCCTCCGGCCCTGCCATGAACGCGTCCTGCGCACCCACCACGCCCCTTACCAGGAGGTGCCCACCGTGCTCGTCTACGCCACTAGCGCCGACCTCGTCGACCCGCCATGGTCCCTGCCGACCCTGCCAGCGAACGTCGACCAGCTGCTCGCGGCGGCGTCCCTGCTCGTTCTCGGCGCGACCCGGTCCGCCGTGTACGACACGGACGCCGACGGGCACCCGACCGACAGTGCCGTGCGAGCGGCGTTCCGAGACGCGACGTGCTCGCAGGTGACGACGTGGATCGCGCTCGGCATCGACCCGGCAACCGCGGGCGCGGACGCTGCCACGTCGTCGGGGCGCGTGGCCGCGTCGAAGAGCTTCGGGCCCGCGTCCGTGTCGTACGTCGGTGTGGAGGGCGCCGTCGCCGAGCGCGCGCGCCTGGCCGGCCAGCTGACGGACGCCGCGGCGCTGATCCTGTCGACCGCGGGCCTGGACGCCAGGGTCCGGGTGCTCGGATGAGCGCCGCGGACGAGCTCGACGAGTTCCTCGTCCACACCGTCACCGTCGTCCCGCTGATCGGGTCGGGCGGCATGGGCGACGTCCACGGGCCCCCGGTCACGGGCTTGCCGTGCTTCGTGGACGAGACGACGCGCATGGTGCGTGACCGGACCGGGGCGCAGGTCGTGTCGTCCGCGACCGTGTACGCGCGCGCGACCGCGCCGGCCGTTCCCCCGGGGTCGCTGCTCACGTTGCCGTCCGGCCGAACCTCTGTCGTGCTCGCTGAGTCGCGCCGCGAGTCGGGTCCGCTGGACCTGCCGGACCACGTGGAGTGGGCGGTCGAATGACACATCGGCCCGAACCATGACGGTCCATGACGCATCGCGTGATGGTGTTTCCGCAGGTCATGACACGTATGACGGGTATGACAGGTGTTCTGAGTCCACCCCCATACGCGCGCACGCGCATGCGCACGCACGCGCCCATGGCCATCGAACCCCGCAGAACCTGTCATGTGTCATGACCTGCGGAAACGTACCCGTCGACCCGTCACAGGAGGTGGACGCCGTGCCGATCCTCCCGCTCGCGCAGATCACCGCGAAGCTCCGCACCGGGGAGACCCGCGGCGCCGTCCTGGCCGCCGAACAGGTCCTCACCACCGCGCGCCAGCGTGTCCCGCACGAGGAGGGCACGCTCGAACGCTCGGGCGCCGTGTCCGCGCCCCACGAGACCGGCGACGGCGTGGTCGTCGGGATCAGCTTCAACACCCCGTACGCGGTGCGCCAGCACGAGGAGCTCGACTGGCGGCACGACGACGGCCGGCAGGCGAAGTACCTCGAGACCGCGAAGGCCGACGACGCCGACACCGCCAAGGCGCTGATCGCGCAGGCGATCCGCGCCGCGCTCGGCTGACAGGAGGACACCCCGTGGGATGGACCAAGGACCTGCTCGTCGGCCTCGCCGAACACCTCGCCGCCGTCGTGCCCGACCTCGCCTGGCGGCCCGACGGGTCCACGTACCCGGCCTCTGAGGTCGGCGTCGTGCTCGGCGCGATGCCGACCGACCCCGACCGGGTCGTCGTGCTCAGCGCGTACCCGGTGTCCGGGTCGGGCCTGTCCGACGTCGTGCAGGGCGTCCAGGTGCGGTGCCGCGGCACCCGCGGATCCCCCACCTCCCCGTGCGACCTCGACGACGCCGTGTACGCCGTCCTGCACGGGGCGGAGAACCTGCGCCTGGGCGGCGTCCTCGTCGCTCACACGCGACGCGCCAGCGCCGCACAGCTCGGGCCCGACGCGAACCGCCGGTTCGAGACCACCAGCAACTACTACCTGACGACGGCGCACCCCTCCGCGCACGTCACCGACTGACCGACGCACCGGAAGGAACACCCCATGTCCGTCGAGACCCTCAACCCGACCGTCAACAGCATCTGGCGCCTGGACGTCGACACGTCCGCCACCGCCACGCCCAGCTGGGTGCAGGCGCGCGCGATGCAGAACTTCGTGCCCGGCATCAACTCCACCGTGCAGGACTCCTCGGACTACGACTCCGAGGGGTGGGGCTCGGACGCCGTCACGCTCCGCAAGGCCCAGCCCACCGCGACGTTCCTGCGCAAGGAGTCGCCGACCACGGGCGCGTACGACCCGGGCCAGGAGGCGCTGCGCGAGGCCGCGTCGAACCTGGAGCTCGCGCACATCCGCTGGTACGAGCGTAAGGCCGGCGGCGAGGCGTGGGAGGGGTACGCGCTCGTGCAGTGGGCCCCGCAGGGCGGCGCCGTCGAGGGCCTGCAGTCCGTGAACGTCACCCTGCTCGTGCAGGGCAAGCCGGAGTCGATCGCGAACCCGACCGTCGCGACCACGGTCCCGGTCGTGACGTCGGTCCTGCCGTCGGGCGCCGCTGCCGGGACGCAGGTCACGATCAAGGGCGCCGGGTTCACCGGGGTCACGGGCGCGGCCGGGGTGAAGTTCGGTGCGACGAACGCGACCGCGTACACCGTCGTCGACAACTCGACGATCGTCGCGACCCTGCCCGCCGGTTCGGCCGGGTCCGCCAACGTCGTCGTCACCAACGGCGTCGGCGCCTCCACGGCGTTCCCGTACACGCGCGGCGCCTAATGCCCGAGCTCGAGGACCTCGGCGACCTGCTGTCACCGACCCTCGACCTGCCCGTGGCGGGGAAGGTCTACCACGTACCTTCCCCGCCCGCGCTGGTCGGGCTCCGACTCCAAGCAGCCTGGGCCATCACGCACGCACGACGCGCCGGCACGACCCCGAAGTCCCGGTACCTCGAGCTCCTCGCCGACGACGACGGCGCGACCACGCTCGAGCAGGACGCGCTCGGGCCGGTGCACGACGAGCTGCTCGCCGACGGCGTGTCCGTCGACGTGCTCAACCACGCCGGCTTCACCGCGTACCTGTGGGTCGTCGCCGGCGAACAGGCCGCCCGCGCGTACTGGGCGGCCCCGCTGGGAAAAGCCCTGACGCGCCCGCTGCCGTCGACATCGACCAGTACGGGCGCGGCGAGTACGACCCGGTCACGGGCCTCTTCGAGTGGTACGAGGTCCCGCCGGAGCAGCAAGCGCGGATCGATGCCACCGGCGAGCGGGTGACCTGGGGGCGCCTGCTCGACCTGTGGGGCCTCGTCGAGGCCGACCTGCAGGACCGCGGCATCGACGTCGACGACCCCGCCCTCATGGGCGGCCGGTCGTGGCGGTGGCTGCGGACCCGGATCCGGGGCCTGCTCTCGACGGACTCGCGCACCGCCCGCGCCCTGGCACCACGACGGAGGTGACCCGTGACCGTTCTCGACCTGGGACCGCTGCGTGCGAGCGTGGAGCTCGACGACCGTGCGTTCACGAAGAAGTACGGCGAGGTCGAGAAGCTCGCAAACCAGCTCGACAAGCTCGACCCGACCGTGCACGTCGACGCCGACACGGCGACCGCGGAGCGGAAGGTCGAGCAGGTCGAGAACCGGCTCGAGCGGATCGTCGACGAGGACACCGTCGCGCAGGTCGACGCCGCCATCGGGAAGGCCGAGCAGAACCTCGCCCGCATCGAGGCCGACCTCGACGCGCTCGAGGCCATGGACCCGACCCCCGAGGTCGACGCGGACATCTCCAAGGCGCGTGCGGCGCTCGACCGGGCGGGGTCCGCGCTCGACGAGCTGCGTGGTGCGCGCGCCGAGATGGTCGTCGACGCGGACACGACGGCGGCTGAGGACGCGATCGGGGACCTGCCCGGCGAAGGTGACAAGGCCGGCGGCGACGCGGGCGGGCGCCTGTCGGGGAAGATCATCGCCGCGCTCGCCACGATCCCCGTGGCCGGCGCGATCGTCGGGATCGGTGCCGCGATCGGCGAGGCCCTCATGTCCGGCCTGGAGAACGAGGTCCGGGAGGACCGGTTCGCCGCACAGACCGGGCTGGACGCCGCGACGACGGCGAAGATCGGGCGCGCGGCCGGTGAGGCGTACGCGAACAACTTCGGCGAGTCGATCGCGTCGAACATCGACGTCGCGCGGACCGCGATCCAGGCGGGGCTGCTCGACCCGAATGCGACGAAGCGGGACGCGCAGCAGGTCATCCAGTCCCTGACCGGGGTCGCGGACGTCCTCGAGGAGGACGTCGCTGGGGTCGCGCGCACCGTGGGCGTCATGCTGCGCACCGGGGTCGCCCGGGACGCGCAGGCCGCGTTCGACGTGCTTGTGCGCGGCGCGCAGACCGGCGCCAACGCGTCCGAGGACCTGCTCGACACGTTCACCGAGTACCCGGCCCTGTTCCAGCGGCTCGGGCTCGACGGGCAGACCGCGCTCGGCCTCATCAACCAGGGCCTCGAGGGCGGCGCACGCAACAGCGACCTCGTCGCGGACGCGCTCAAGGAGTTCCAGATCCGGGCGACCGACGCCTCGGACGCCAGCGCGGCCGGGTTCCAGGCCATCGGCCTGTCCGCCGAGGACATGACGGCGAAGATCGCCGCCGGCGGCGAGGGCGCCCGCGAGGGCCTGGACCAGGTCCTCGACGGGCTGCGCGCCATGGAAGACCCCGTCGCCAGGAACGCCGCCGGGGTCGCCCTGTTCGGTACCCAGTGGGAGGACCTCGGCGACGCGATCCTCCAGCTCGACGTCACGACCGCGGTCGACAAGCTCGGCCAGGTCGAGGGCGCCGCCCAGTCCGCGCTCGACACGCTCGGGGACAACAGCGCCGGGAAGATCGAGTCCGCGAAGCGGAACATCGAGGTCGCCGCCGACGGCATCAAGGGCGCCCTCGCGACCGCGTTCTCCCCCCAGATCGAGGGGTTCGCGACCTTCGTCACCCAGAACCGGACCGCGGTGCTGACGTTCCTGTTCGACGCCGCGAACGGGGCCCTCGACTTCGGGCGCGCCCTCGTCGAAGGGACCGCCGCCGCCACCGAGGGGATCGGTGACTTCCTCGGCGGGCCCGCGGCGGACCTGATCGACGCCCTCGCCGACATCGCGATGGCCGTCGACAAGGCGACCCCCGGCGACCAGGGAGCGAAGGGCTTCCGCGAGTGGGCCGACGACGCGATCGCCGGCCTCAAGGCCACGGACGACCAGCTCGAGGGCGTCGCGGACACGATCCGGACGAACGTCATCGAGAACGCGCTCGACCCGGCGCAGGCGAAGCTGAACGAGCTCGCGATCCCGATACTCGCCGAGGCGCAGCTGAACGACGCAACGACCCGCCTCGCCACGGGGATCGAGGGCGTCGGGTACGCCGCGGACGGGTCGAAGCTCGCCCTGTCCGAGATGAACGGCACCGTCGACACATCGACTCTCGCCGGGCAGAAGCTCGACGAACAGATCCAGGCGGTTGTCGGGTCGCTCGACGAGCAGATCGTCGCGGCGGCCGGGGCCGGGGAATCCCAGGACGAGCTGCGCGGACGTGTGAACAACGCGCGCACGGCGTTCATCAACCAGATGACCGCGCTCGGCCTGACGAAGGACGCTGCTGCGCGGCTCGCGGATCAGTACGGGCTGATCCCGGAGCGGGTCACCACCGTCATCACCGCGCAGGACAACGCCACCGGGGCTGTCCGGTACGTGCAGCAGCAGCTCGATCTGCTGGACGGCCGCCGGGTCAACGTGACCGTGCAGTACAACGCACGGGGCGAGCAGGTCACCGGTGTCGGGTACAACTCGCGCCTCTCGGAAGACGGCTCCCTGTCCGAGCGCGGGAACGTGCTCAAGGCGTTCGAGGACGGCGGGATGACCGGTGCCGGCATGCCGGTGCCTCGGGTCCCGCAGATCCAGCGTGGCGGCGCGAACGTCCTGTGGGCGGAGGACCCGACGATCTGGGAGGCCTACATCTCCGGGAAGCCGGGCATGCGTGACCGGAACCTCGAGATCTGGGAGGAAGCCGGTCATCGCCTCGGCGCCTTCGAGGACGGGGGATACCTCGGGTCAGCCCCCGCCGAACGATTCGACCCAATTCCGATCGGTCGAGCGGAACAGCAGGTACCTCCCCCGCTCCCCGCCGTGTACGTGCAGAACCCGTTCACCGGCGAGTACCTGCTCGCGAAGGTCGCCACCACGGCGGATGAGCGGGTGGCGGTGGCGGCGGCCCGGACGGTTCGTGATCTGCGATACGGAGGTGTGTGATGGCGACGTCTCCGGACGGGACCCTGGAGGCCGCGTTCGATCCGGCGCAGAACCTCACGCGCCTGGTCGTGGATGGTGGCATGTGGCCGGTGCCGGGCGTGCTGCGCACGAACCAGACGACGAACCCGCGCCCCACGTCCTCCGCGCGGTGGCGCGTCTCTGGCGGGGAGACGGTGACGTTCCTCGCGAACGACCGCGGGAAGCCTGCCCTGGAGTTCGTGGACCCCGTCGGCGAGGGCGGGTTGTACGGCGACCCGCAGGACAACTACCAGCCCGCGCTCGGCCAGTACGCCGCGATGGGGTATGACCTGTGCGCGCTCGATGCGCAGACGGCCGACCGGATGCGCGTCATCTGGTCCGGGTACTCCGGCGACACCCCGTCCGTCACGTCGATGGTCGCCCCGCTCGAGCGGCCCCGCGTCAACCTGTGCATCGACCCTCGTGCGACCGCGGCGGCGCGCTGGTCGGCGGCGGGCACGGCGTACAACATCACGGAGACGATGGTCACGGGCGCGACCGACGGGCCGACGCTGCCGGACGGCTCCAAGGTGGCGACCTACGCCCGGTACACGATGGGCGCGACCGGCGACGGGACGAACACCTGGTACGGGTACAGCCCGGTGGCGCCCGCGGGGACGCCGTACCCGGCGGGGACGAAGGCGGTGCTGGCGATCTACGCGCGCCCGTCCCGCCGTCAGGTGAACACGCGGCTGTACGGGCGTGCCTACGGTGCTGCGGGCGCGATCGTCGATGCGCAGTTCGGGGACTACGCGACCCTGGAGGCTGGGCAGTGGACCCGGCTCGCGATGGTGCACACCAGCACGCAGGCGATCGGCGACTGGCTGCCCTACGCGCACGTGTCGGCGCCGACGTGGCAGCCCGGCGACACCATGGACGTGACTGCGGTCCTCATCGAACCGTTCGCCGAGACGATCACGCCGCACTTCGACGCCGCGATGGCGGCGACGGCCAACGTGGAGCCGGTGTGGGTCGGGGTGCCGAACGCGTCGGTGTCCCGCGGCCTGCGGCCGTACCAGCGCGTCGTCCACGCCACGCGCCTGACGGCCTACGACCCCGCGGGATACCTGCGCGCGCTCATCTGGCCGAACCCGCAGGTCGCGTACCCGAGCAACGGGTTCCGTGTGCGGGAGGCCGTCGTCGCGTTCGCGGACACCGAGGGGGCGGCGCGTGCGGCCGTCGCGGCGTTCTTCGACGGTGACACCCCGCCGTCGGGGTCGGTCGTCCGGTACTGGACGGGGACGTCGAGCGCGTCGACGTCGGTCGAGGAGCTCGTCGCGGGCCCGGTGTCGCGGGTGCTGATCGAGCGGTCGTCAGCTGGTGTGCCGACCGAGCCCGTGCGCAACGCGAACAACGTGCCGGCGGCGGGTGGCTGGTTCCTGGGGTACGACGACGCCGCGCCGATGGACACCACGGCGACGTACACGGCGACGGGCCTGGACGCCTACGGCGGGGTCGTCGGGACGGCGTCGGTCACGATCGACACGACCGGGGCGGCGAAGGGGCTGTGGCTCAAGGCCCCGGGCCGGCCGCAGCTCACGTGCCGTGTCCGTCTCATCGACCCGGGCGAGAACAGCTCCGCCACCCAGGGCGCGGTCTTCCAGGTGCCCGGTGGCGCGGCGATCCCGCAGTGGTCCGGCGTGGACGCGGACACGCGCCGTCTCGTCGTCGCTGCCGCGACCGAACAGGACGTCACGCGCCTGCGCGCGCTCCTCGCCACCGAGCGCACGCTGCTCGTCCAGTCGCGGCAGCCGGAGCAGTTCGCTTCGGGGTACTGGTTCGTCCGCACCGAAGGGATCACGCGACTCGGGCCTGCGACCGATCAGGCTTGGTTCGCTCTCCCGGTCACCCGGACGACCGCCCCCGTGGGCGAGGGTCAGGGGTTCACGGGCACGACCTACGAGACGGTGCGGCAGACCTTCGCGACCTACCAGGACCTGCTCGACGCGAACGCGACGTACTTCGACGTGCTCGCGGGAGAGGGGACCTGACGTGTGGGTCGTGTCCGACGCCTACCTGGACGCGATCGCGCGCCCGCACCAGGTCGTCACTCGCGCGACCGTCGCCCGCGGCGGCGTCCCCCTGTACGGGGGCCGGTCGCTGCCGGTGACGGGTGGGTCGGTGACGGTGCGCGGGCGCTCGATCGTGCGCCGCACGTGCGACCTGGTGATCGCCCCGCGCCTGCCTGGCGCGGCGTTCCGCGACGAGCCGGCCTACCCGGCTACCCGGACCGGGGCCGAGCCGCTGGGCACGGACGGGCAGGAGATCACGCTCCGCTCCGGCCTGGTCTATGCCGGCGGCAGGACGGAGTGGGTCCCGCTCGGGGTGTTCCGCATCGACGACGCCGCCGGGTCCCTCCTGGACCGCACCGGCGTCCAGGTCTCTGGCGTCTCCCGTGAGTCGTGGGTGGTGGACGACCGGTTCCACTCGCCCCGGATGCTGCGCGGTCCGTCCGCGGTCGCGATCATCCGTGACCTGATCCTGGAGTCCCTGCCGGGCGCGGATGTCGCGATCCTCACCGCCGCGGACCGGCGCATCCCGGCGACGGTCGTCGACCGGGACCGGTGGGCCGACGGCGTGCAGGCCCTCGCCGAGTCCATCGGCTGCGTCGTCTACGCCGACCCCACGGGCCGCTTCGTCATCGCCGACGCCCCCACGCTCGCGAGCTCGCCGGTGTTCCGGTTTCAGGCTGGGCCGGGCGGGATCCTGCTCGACGCGACAGGCACGACGTCGCGCGACCCCGTCTACAACGCGGCCGTCGTCACCGGGGACACTCCCGACGGCGCGGACGCGCCCGTGCAGGGCGAGGCGATCGACGACCGGATCGGGTCCCCGACCCGGTACGGCGACCCCGACTCCGGCGGGTGGGGCAAGAAGCCGCACTTCCGCGCGGTCCCGAGCCTGACGACCCGGGTGCAGTGCGAACGGGTCGCCCGGGCGGACGTCGCCCAGCTCACCGGCGTCGGCACATCCCTCGACCTGTCCAGCGTGCCGCTGTTCCCGCTCGAGGGCGGGGACGTCGTCGACGTCGTCACGGACCACACGTCGCCGATCACGTCGATCAGCCGGCACATCATCGACGAGCTCACGATCCCGCTCGTCGCGGGCGGCAGGTTCGGCGCAACGACCAGGAACCTCGGGGAGGTGGCGGCGTGACGGACCCGACCAGGGCGACGCTCGAACTCGCGCGCGCGACCCAACGCACCGTCGGGGACGCCGCGGCACCGATGTCCCGGATCGGGGTCGTGCGCGAGGTCGGGGTCGGCACGGTGTCGGTCGCGCTCGGCGACGGGCCCCCGATCCCCGACATGCGCCTCAACCCCGCCTTCACGCCGGCGGTCGGGGACCAGGTGCTCGTCATGCCGACGTCGTCGTCGTGGGTCGTGGTGTGCGAGGCGCCCCCGGCCGGGACCTCGGTGGAGGACGTCGAGCTGCGGGTCCGCTCGAGCGCGGGGTGGTACCTGTCTCGGCCCGTCAACTTCGGCGTGCCGACCTGGAACCGGCAGGACGCGGGCGGCCCGCTGACGGCGTGGGTGCAGGGCCGGCAGATCCTCGCCTCAGGTGAGGCCGGCGCGGTCGTCGCGCAGCAGATGATCGACCGGGCCGCGGTCGGCTACTACGGGCCCCTCGCGGACCGGGTGCCGTCCGGGTCGACGATCACCGGGGTCTCGATCCTGGTGCGCCGCGTCGGCACGGGCGCACCGGAGCCGCCCCTCGCGTCCCCGGTGCTGTACGGGCACGCGTACACGCCCATCTCTCCGCCGCCGGCCGCGACCCCGGTGTTCCCGATGGGCCCGTACCGGTACCCGCCCGTCGCGATCGGCGAGACCACGCGGCTCCTGCTCCCGTCCGTGCTCGTCACCGCGTGGCTCTCCGGCGCGATCACCGGCGTCGCTCTGTGGTCGGACGCCCCGGCGGACGCGTTCAACGCGGCGGTCGAGGCCGCCGGCGACCTCGCGATCTCGCACATCCCCCCGCCCGCGTAGAAGGGACCCCACCCCGTGTCCGAGACACCGCCCGACCCGCCGCTCCTCATCGAGCCCGCCCCGGACCGGTCGCCCGACGCCGTGATCCGCGGGCTCGGGTTCGACCCTGCCGCCATCCAGTCTCTCGTCGTCACCCCGACCAGCGTCGTCGCGGTCGCGGCGGACTACCCCGACCCGCACGTGGAGGTCTGACCCATGCCCACACCCGACACCGTCCAGGGCGTCAGCCTGCCGACGTTCGACGATCCGCCCGCCGTCCCGAACGACCTGTCGCTGGTCTGGTACGCGATGATCGCGCGCGGTGTCCCGCGCTTCTCCGGGACCGCGGCCCGCGACCTCGCGTACCCGAACCCGGCCGACGGGCAGATGTGCGTCACCGGGTCCGCCCCGAACATCCGCTCCTGGATCGGACAGGCCGGCCAGTGGACGGAGACGTTCCCGCTGTACGGGGCGTGGACCACGATCCCGGCCGCGAACCTGTGGGAGCCGTTCGACGGGAACTCCTGGTGGGCGCGTCAGGAGGGCGAGTGGGGCGCGACGAACAACATCCTGCTGCGCCGCAGCTCGGGCAACAACCTTGCGATGGTCGCCGGCACGCCGGTCACGATCAGCGGCTCGCCCTTCCCGTCGGGCCTGCTGCCCGCCGCGGGGATTTACGGGTCGTACATCCCGGTCGTCATCGTCGCGTCCACGACGCAGGTCCTCGGGCTCCTCTACTGGGACGCGTCGCTCGGCGCCTTCCGCGTCCGGCCGTCCGCGGCCGTGACGCTGACCGGAGGGTCGACGGCGCACTACATCGCCATCCCCGCGCTGCGCTGGCTCCTGAAGGTCCCCTCGTGACCGCAGCAGACGCTGGCCTTCCCGAGCTCGGGGACGTCGTGACGTGGCCCCAGGCCGTCGTCGCCGTCGTCGTCATCTTCGCCCTGGTCATGTGGCCCAACATCGTCACGATGATCACCTCGCGCCGCACCGCGCGGCGCCTCGAGAACGTCGAGGCCAAGACCGAGGTCGCCGCGCACGAGGTCCGCCCCAACAGCGGCGGGTCCATGGCGGACGCCGTGAACCGGATCGAGGCCGGCCAGAAGCGCACCGAGTCCAAGCTCGACCAGCACCTCACCGAAGCGAGCGAGCACAACGCGCGCGTCGACGCCCGCCTCGACCGACTCGAACGCCGCGGCTGGCTCTCCCGCCTCCTCGGCCTCTGACCCACCCGAACCCCCGGCCCCGGCCGCCGCACGGCGACCGGGGCTTCGTCATGCCCCGAGGAGGCACCCGTGAGCAAGACCTCTCAGAACGGCTGGCCCGTCATCCCGAAGGGCACCGACGACCGGCTCGTCGCGATCCCCAGGGTCATCGGCCGTGTGCGCGCTGGCGACGTCGCGAAGACGTTCAGCGCGTTCAACGAGCGCTTCGACCGCGAGGTCGAGGACATCGACCTCGGCCGCGACGACTGGGGCTACGCGAACCGCGCCGTCGTCGGCGGCACCTCGACGTCGAACCACGCGTCCGGCACCGCGGAGGACCTCAACGCGACCCGCCACCCGCTCGGCAGGGTAAACACCTTCACCCCGGCCCAGCGGACCGCGCTGCGCAAGCTCCTCAAGGACTTCCCCGTCATCCGCTGGGGCGGGGACTACGCGGGCCGCAAGGACGAGATGCACTTCGAGATCAACGCCTCGCCCGCGGCCGTCGCCGCGTTCGCCGCGGCGCTCGACGCGCAGCTCGTCGACAACCCGCGCCCCGGGCCGACGCCCCCGCCGGCGGTCACCAAGCGCAAGCCGAAGCCCCTGCCGCCCGTGCTCAAGAAGGGATCCCGCGGCGGGTGGGTCGGGCTGTGGCAGTCGATCGCGCGCACACAGGGCGAGACGATCCGCGTCGACGAGGACTTCGGCGACGCCACGACCGCCGCGACCAAGCGCGTCCAGAAGCGCTGGGGCCTGGTGCCCGACGGCGTCGTGGGGCCCAAGACGTGGCTGCGCGCGCTCGTCTCCGACCGGTCCGGGTCGCTCGCCTACGGCGACAACGGCCCGCAGGTCGAGCTCCTGCAGAACCTCCTCGGGATCAAGCTCGACCGGAACTTCGGGCCCGCGACGCGCGACGCCGTCGCCCAGGTGCAGCGCTACCTCGGGATCCGCGACGACGGCGCCGCGGGCGGGGCCACGAACGCGGCCCTGCGCCGCCACTACGGCGCGTGAGCTCGCGCACCCGTCGACGCGCCGCGCGCCTCGTGCGGCGCGTCGCCGCGGCCGCCGGCATCGGCGCCGCGGCCCTCGCTCTCGGCACCGCGCTCGCGGTGCTCGCTGTCCACGTGTTCATCCTCGAGCCCCTGCGGGTGCTCGCCCACCTGATCGGAGCCACCCCGTGACCACCACGTCCACCCAGCAGACCCACCCGGGCCGCGCCTCCTGGCGCACCGCGGCCCAGACCGTCATCTCCGTCGTGCTCGTGCTCGGCCTGGTCGCCCCACTCGTCGCGGCGATCCTGCACGACGAGCTCGGCGGCTACCTGCCCGACGCGTGGCTCGCGTGGGTCGTCGCCGCCGGCGCCGTCCTCGCCGCCGTCTCCGCGGCGCTCGCCCGGATCATGGCGATCCCCGCCGTCGACGCCTGGCTGCGCCACATCGGGCTCTCCTCGACCCCGAGCCTTGCCGAGCCCGACGCCGACGGCGTGCAGAACATCACGACCCTGGCCGCGACACCGCGCCGCAAGGGCGACTACGTCACCACCCGCACGGGCACGTCGGGCACGCTCTTCTACCTCGACGAGCGCGAGGACGGCTGGCACTACGGCGTCCGCCTCGACGGCTCCGACCGAGTGGTCATGTACCGCGAGGCCGACCTCGCCTGACGTCCCCGCACGCGACCGCGCCCCCGCTCCTCCCACGTGGGAGGAGCGGGGGCGCTCTCGTCCTCCTCCGGGAGTGGGCGCGCTCGTCGTCTTACGCCGCCCGTGGGCGGAAGAACCCTTCCCGCGGGAAGGCCGTGGCGAACGACTGCACCGTCTGCCAGAGTGCCCAGCGCACGCGGCACAGCGAGAGCGCACCTAGAACGAGCGCAGCGATGGTGAGGGCCGGGCGGTCCGAGAACCACTCGGGAACCCCCGCTAGCAGCGCCCCGAGAGCGGCGGGGGCGAAGCCGCCTGTCTGGATCTCGTGTGCCTCTCGCTCGGCGCGCCTGATCCGCTCCTCGAGCTCGGACACGCGCTGTTCGACCCGGGCAAGCTCGGCCGAGATCTTCTCGCGCAGGGTGCCCTCGACCTCGTTGACGCGCTTCACCATCTCGTCGTGCAAGCGCTCGAGAGAGTCGACGGCGTCTCGGAGCTGTTGCAGTTGCTCGGTCACCGGCGCATCGGGCACCCACGGCGTCTTGCCCCGGACGTCCCCGCGAAACTGGAGCGCGACCGAGACCGTGCCGCCCCCGCGATGCACTACCGGACGGCGCAGCGCCGGCCAGATGCGTGCAAGCTGTCGCAGGAGCCACAACGGGAGGGACGCGATCGCCGCCCCGGAGGCTTGCGGAGCGACGGCGAGCAGGCCGAGCACGGTCAGGACGGTGCCGACCCCCTGGGGCCACTCGGGCGTGATCGACACGTCAGGAGGCTCGGCGGCTGGGATCGAGCACAGACACGCGCTGAGGGCTGATCCCCATGATCGTTGCCACGTCCCGGACTGGGAGGCCCTCGCGCCGCAGTCGAGCGACTGCCTCCCTGCTCGCGGCCGCCGCAGCGGACTCGGCCTCGCGCAGTGCGACGCGGTGAGCGGTCGCGGACTCGACGAGAGCGGCGTCGGCGTCGTCCAGCTGTGGGACGACCGTCACCTCGACGTCCTCGTGCCCCAGCAGCTGGGCAGCGTCGACGACCATCTCGCCGACCTGGTCGAGACGCTTCGCCTGCGTGAACAGGCCGGGGACCTCGGGGACCTCCACGGCCCACCAGCCACCCTCGCGGGTGGCCTTCGCGGTGACCTTCACTTGCCCTCTCCTTCCAGGTGCTTGAGGATCGCGCGAGCGGTGTGCTCGTTGATCTCGTTGTGGCGGGGAATGACCGTCTGGCGGTCACCGAGCCGCACCTTGGTGTGGCTGCCGCCCTCGGTGAAGATCGCCTCGGCGCCCTGCGCCTTCGCGGTCTTGCCGATCCGCTTGATCAGTTCCGTCCGCCTCATGAGTATAAGTCTACCCCCATTGATAGATACAAGTCAATGGGGGTGGACTGAACTTCGCCTCAGCGTCTGGATCGAACACACGTTCGAGTCTCGTGCCACGATTGAGAGGTGGACGCGGGTAAGTGGCCGGGGTGGGTAGAGGTCAGGCGAGGGCGGTGGCTCAAGATTCCACCGCGCCAGTGCCCGGCGTGCGCGTGCGCGTGGGGCGTCGTCCGCGACCGTCCGCATGAGCGGTTCGTACGGTGCGGATGCTCGGAGCCGTTCTGGCACACGCTCTGGGAGTGCCCGGTGTGCGGGGCCTTCGCAGCGGAGGGGTGCGCGAACGTCGGCCGGTGGCAGTCCCACACGACGCCGATCGGAGCGGATCCCTCGCGGCGGTGGTCGGTGTCGCCGCGAGGGTAGCGGTGGCTAGTCGTCAGCGGCAGTACTCGCAGCCGTCTTCATGGCGCTGGTCGGCCACCTCCGGAAGGAGCGTTACCGCCCGCACGACCGGCCTAAGCGCCTCGACCGTCAGGCGAACATTGAGCGTGTACGCCTGACGGCCTCCGTGTTCGTAGACGTCTAGGCGGATCTCGTCGCCTCTGGTCCCGCCCGACATGCCCTCGACAGCCCACGGCTCGTGGTCCGGCTTCGCCGCCTGAGGCGTGCCCTTCCGGGCCCGCTGGAAATGCCCGTTGCCGGTGAAGTACTCGTCGTAGTGCTCGTACCGGTTGCGCATCTCCCGACACGCAGCCATGCCACGTTGAACGTAGGTCGGGTTTCCGAGGGATTGCGGGCACGGCAGGTAACCCGTCGCGCAAGACGCGCACGTCGCGAGTCCGCCGACCGCTGCGTCGTAGGTGCACCGGGTGTTCAGACCATGGGCGAAGTCGTGAGCCCACGCCATGCAGAACGGATGCTTGTCCAGGGCGGCGAGCTCGGAACTTCCCGCTGCGAGCAGCTTTCGTGCGCCGTTGTGCACGCGGGCGGTCTTGGACAGGATGTCCAGTGCGAGGGACCACCGGCGACCAATGGTCATGAAGTCCTGCTCGGCGAGCCGGTCCACCTCTCGGCTAAGGGTGACGATGTCGCAGAACTCTGAGTGGACGCGCCCCGCGAGGTCGCGCTCGACAGTCAT